AGCTCGAACTCGTTGCGGTCCGCGTCAAGGATGGTCGAGGTGACGGTCACGCCGATCAGGTTGGCAAGGCCGCCCGCTTCAGGCGTATAGACAACAGCCGCCCCGAAGGACGTGCCGCGCTTAAAGGTGACGGTGTTGCAGCTCATCGGGTCTTACCGTTGCCGAAATTGGAAGGGGTAGGGGGGGGTGGGCTTAAGGAGGGGTAGCCCTAAGGACTGCGTCAATCGTTTGAGTCCACATCCTTGATGAGTACCTCGGCAATACCGTAGACCGTGTTGTCGCTGCTCTCTGGGACCGTAAAGGTAAAGGAATAATTTGTCGCGGTTGGGGTGATGCCATCCTGCGTGTAATTATTATCTGTCGGGGTCACTGGGTAGTCGGTGTTGATGTAAGTTATCACAGGTGGCCCTGACTCCGGATATACTCTTTGCTCAATCCTTACCATGGCTGTGATTGTGCGCCTAAAGTAAAGCGGGTGATTAAACCAAACCCATGCAAGGTTTAACCTAGGCGAAGATGGGTTTAAGTTGGCAGTATAAGTAACTGCACAGAACACCCCCGCTGGCTGGATTTGTTGCATATAGACCCCGCACTTATCCGCTTGGCACGCTGGGCTATCACCAATTCCTTGATCATACTCTACGGTTGTTCCACGACCGTACTCATCGAAACCTTCATAGGTATAGGCGCTGCCGGCCAAATCGCTGTACCCGTAATATTCAAAATCTGGCTCCAATTGCTCCGTTCCATAAGTGGGAGCTATCAGCCGAAAATACCCGCAAAAAAACCACTCAGCGTTATTATCAAAGATTGGTCCTGATTGAATAAGTATCCATGTGCGGATGGGGTCGCCAAGGGGGTCGGTCGACATTTCTTCATTAGGAGGCGTTCCGCTTGTAGGAGTTTCGGGGTAGTTGCTTCTCATGTATTCGAGCCCGTTGTATAAGACCCCCATATTGGGGGAATACACCGTGCTTGAATCCCATGGTAAGGCCATAGGATTAAGCCGGCGACCACCACCAGGTTGCTGTATTGCTTCCAGCCTTAAGCCTGTTGAGGACTAGGTTACCCGTGAGACCGACAAAGTTAGTTAATGAATAAGCCGCAGGGCTTGATTCAGGGATGCTCTGGGCAAACGCCAATGGATAGTAACTTTCAGTACCAGTGTCCGCAGGGAGGGTCGCTCCAGCCTCAAAGATTATTACGGCAGTTCTTGGAAAGAACTTGTTAGCTTCATACGTACACTTTACCAACACATAACCAGTGCCCGTGACGGTCAAGGTGGGGGCAGGGGTTCTGTCGATATATTCTTCACCAATCTTTGGGATGTAGCGATTGACCGTGCCAGGGGTTATCGTGACTTTGTCCACGTTGATTGTGGGAGTCAGCGGGACTTCTGGCAACTTTGATACGACGGTGGGGAACGGATCGCTGGTGTCTATCGTGAAGCCGCGGCTCGACGAATCAAAGGTGTACCCGACTCCAGGTTGAATCTTCATTAGGCCGGGGCGTAGACAGAGGCGTTGTAGCCCTCGCGGTTAAAGCGCAACTCGTACTGGATTTTGAAAAGGGTACCAAAATCCTCGAAGGAAATCTGCGACAAGAGCAACTGGTGTCTTGAATCAATAACGAAAGACGTGCCCAAGTAGTCAGGGGTTAATACGATACCGGCAAAGGTTCCTGTTTGGGAAGTTTTACCAACTGCGTTACGCAAGTTGATTGTGGTGGCGGCTGTGCTTGTGTAGAAGATGCCCGAGATAGAGGACTGCGGGGAGAGGTAATTTGTCTTACCGTATAGGGTCGGATACTTTGCTTTTTTAAACCCTAGAAACTTACGCCCGGTAGAGGCTTCAAAGGTGGCGCCGTTGTTGCCTTCATACTCAATCGGGTTGGACGTTCCCGCGACAGCAGCAAACTTCGGAACATCTTCTGTGCCCGATGGGCCAAGGCCAGCGATAGGCGTACCACTAAACCCAGTCGCCAATTTATAGAAGTTAGGGTGGGTCGTGATGCTTTCCGCGGTAAGTCCCTGAGAGCCGGTGATCTGGGGCTTGGTGATGCTTGCTGAAACGACTGTTGGGTCAATGCCTACATAATCAACCGTAATGGTGGCAATCCCTAGGTCATCGTAAGAAACCGAATATTTGTGTGCGTCACAAAATGAAGCTCCAGCAAGTGGGCAGGTAGAGCCTCGATTAACTACGCTATTCAGAGCCGATGCTTGGTCCGCCTTCCAGACAACCGTCGCGGTGACGAGTCCATATCCATCACCAGAAAACTTGCCTCCTGGCTGTTGGACTGGGGTGGTTAGTGAATTGCCTTTGTCGATGCGTGCCATAGTGGTAAATTACATTTGGCCGTTATAGCCGGTGACGTGTGGGTCGTTTTTGGTGAAGTCGACGGGGATTCCGCCGCCGCCGCCGTTGGCGATCTGCTGGAGGACGGCAAGTTGCTGCTTGGCGATTTCCGTTTGCTCGGCCATCGCTTCAATGACCGGGTTGGCGCCGACACCGACGACATTGGAGAAGCCCTCGGGGCCTTTGAAGTTGGTGGCGGTCTTTCCAGATTGAATGTCCTTACCCATGTCAGCGCGGATGATGTCTAAGACCGCTTTGCGAATCTCCATATTCTTTACCGCAAAAGATAACATGGCCTCATCGCCTCCCTGCCCGATGAATGGGATAGATCCTCGAGCCTGGGCTTGAGCCATTCCTGCAACCGTGCCGGGACTAATCTTCTGAAAGATTCCAGCAGTGCGTGGGTCGTTTTGCAGAAAGTCTTTAATGAGTTCTTCTTCACCCATCTGGGCTTTGCCCCGTGATCCCTCTGCTTCTCGCCGCTTCTTTTCGGCTGCAAGATAACGAGACTCAGCGCTAAGGAACTTAGACTCCCCAAGTTCTGCAAAGGCTAATGCCTCTGACATATTCTGCCGCTGCTTTTCAAAGCTTGCTTGGATGGTTTGAATGGCTGCATTAATAAGGGCCATAGGGGCAAGGAAGCGCAGGAAGATGTCCTTAAATCCAGTGCCAAACTTCTTTTGAATGTCCTCGACCTGCTTGCCGAACCCAGACGTGGCGGCCTTGGCTTTGTCCATGGCCTGCGGGACGTCCGAGGTCGTCTTAATGTTTACGGTCAGGTCTTGGGCCATGTCAGGGAGTCGTTTCCTTTGCAGGATTGGAAGCGGGCGCCGCGGCTTCCTTGGCTTCCTCCTCGGCCATGAAGGCTTCCTCCTCGGGCGACATGATCGCCACGTCCGCACCCTTGGAGATAGCCAGGGCGGAGTTGAGCCAGATGGCCTGACACTCCGGCATCTCCCATGCCCGCTTCTCGTCGATGCCGTTGGCGATAAGGTTGGCCACAATGGATAGGGGCCACGGGACGCCCTTGCTTCCTCCGCTGCTCTTCTTCGTTTGCTCCCAGAACTTGGGCCAGTCTTGCACTAGGATGTAGCCGGCAAAGGCTTCCAGCATGGCCTCGAACTTGGCAGGGTTACGGGAGAGGTGCATCATCCGCAGCTGATCGCGCCAACCAATGTCGCCCAGGGGTTCCTCGGCGCACACTTGGCAGGCGAAGATAAGGTCGGCAGGGGTGACGCCGCGAGAGCCCGTAACTAGCGGGGAGTCGAAGGCCATTAGTCGCACCCGGTACTTTAGGCACCACGGGTAAAGCGAACGACCCAGCAGCCGAAAAGGTGCCGGGTCGATGAAGGCAGCGAGGAACCGTTTATCCATGTAACCGATACTTGCCCTAGCCGAAGCCAAGGCAAGTGGCAGTTACATCGTAATTCCTTCGTAGTCGATGGCCGTCACGGTGACTGCGGTAAAGCCCTTGTTAGAGCCCTTCTCGTCAATCTTGGTGATGACTCCAGAGAACGAAGCCGAAGCCGAGCCGGACGGGTAAGCCGTGGTGGCGTTCAGCGTGAAGGCAAGGGTCGCACCAAGGGAAGGCATCGAGGAGGTCTTGCAGATACCTTCAACCGTAATCTCGGACTTGCGATCGTCGAGGCGATGAGTCTTGGTCAGGCCGTCTTCGTTGACCACCGTTGCCTCGGCGGCGAACGACGAGGACAGGCTGTAGGACTGCACGAAGAGGTTTGAGACAACACCTGCGACACCGTAGAGGCAGACAGTTCCGTTAGAGATAGCGGCCATTTGTATTTGCTTGGTTTGGTAACCTTACGCGGGGAAGACCACGAGGACGTCAAAAGTGAAGGCCGTTGCCCAGGAGCGCTCGTCGACCCCTTCGTCTTCGGACAGCATGGTAACGTCGTAGCAGGACGCGTCGCCCATTTGCGTAAACTTGTCTTTGATGGAGGTCAGGTCACGCATATTGCCGACCACTAAGGCGCAGCGGGCACGGTGAACGGTGATGGTCGTGTCGTCGGCGTTTGAGAACAGGGTGATGCGGACCGAGCAGGAGTAGTTGCCAAGGCCCTCGGGGAGATCGCCAGGAGCCCGGGCGGACTCGCAAAGCACGATGCCCTTGGGAAGGGTGGCGGTGTTGTTACTGTCGCCCGCAACGAAGGTGACGGCGCCGCTAAGGCCATCGGCGTTTGCAAGGTACGTCTGAAAGGCGTCCTCGACGATGTGCCTAATGCTTTTCGTACCCATTGTATCTTTGCCCGCTTTGGTAGGGAAAGGGGCTTGACGGACGGGGGTGGGGGTGCTTTGCTTCAGTCGTTCCACCGATGCTCTGCCAACAGGACCCAGTCTTAGCCGCCTTCTTCTCCATCTTCGAGGACGTGGTACCCAGCCAGCCCAAGCCCCGCAGATCGAAGCCCCGTGGCGTCCCCATGCTGGCCCGCCTGTATGACGGCACCCTGCCCGCTTCCTATGTCTGCGAACCTAAGGTCGATGGACTTCGCGTAATCATCACCGCTGACTTGTCCGCCCGCCGCGTTGGGTTCGCCACGCGCAACGGCAACCCGATGCCGTCCCTTGACCATCTGGCCGATGAGGTGCTGTCCATGCTCTCTGGCCGTGAGGGCGTCTGGGTGCTCGACGGCGAGGCCGTGTCCGGCAAGTCGTTCTTTACCTCGGTCGGCGACCTCCGCTCCGAAGCCCCTGCCGACGATGCCCGGGTCTGGCTGTTTGACCTGCCCTCCGTGGCTGGCGATTACAGCACCCGCCGTGCCTCGCTGGAGGCTTTGTTTGCCCAGTCCTACCCTTCCTCCCTCCTGCTCATCCCAAGCGTCTCCTGCACCCCCGAGGACGCCTTTGTCCGCTTTAGCGCCGAGGGCTTCGAGGGTGCCATGGTCAAGGATACCGCGGCCCCCTACGCTCACGGCATCCGCTCCAGGGCTTGGCTCAAGGTCAAGGACGCCGACACCACGGACGGCCAGATCGTGGACGTGGTCGAGGGAACGGGCAAGTGTGCTGGGATGGCCGGCCACATCGTCGTGCGCTGCGGACGCCGAGACGTCAGTGTCGGCACGGGCATGGACGACGCCACCCGCCAATCACTCCTGGCTAACCGCTCTCAGCTCATCGGCCAGACCGCCGAGGTAGAATTTCAGATGCGGACGCCCAAGGGTTCACTGCGCCACCCGGTGTTTGTTCGAGTCCGCGGCGACAAGTAATCAAAGCCGCATCTGCTGCTTGGTGCGGGCGATATACTTATTTAGGTCTGACTCCATCTGCTTGACGCGGTTGCCCAAGGCTAAGGCCATCGTGTCAGCCTTTACGGCGATGGCGTTGATGTTGCCGATATAATTCTGGATGGTCACCTGTGCGTTCTTATCGGAGTAAGTAGCCGTGGCCTGACCCGAGCCACCGTGACGGGCAATCCATCCGGCGTTTCGCAGTTGGGCTCCGAATCGACCGCTGGCGACATTAGCCCGCAGGGGCTTCGGAATCATGTTCAGCGCACGAAGCCAGCCAGCCTTGGTGCGACCTACGGCGGCCTGACGCTCTTTGATGTAGGCGTCGAGCTCTGTCTTTGACTCCACCATCAGACGCGGTTCGCCGATACGCTGGTCTCGGCCGATGCGTCCGCCAAACTTGGCTTTGACGCGGTTGTGATGGCTCCGCAGGTCCTTGGCATAGTCGAAGCCGTACTCGTTCACGGCAAGCGGGACACGGGCTAGGTAGTTCTTAGCCTTAAGGAAAGCCCGGTCATAGTTCTGGTCGTTCAGGATTTTCGACATGATCGGCGAGATGCGTAGGGTCTCGATGCGGGACCTCTTGATAATCTTATCGAACAGGGGCCGGTTATTGGTCTGGGTGGCGTGGGCTAGGTTTTGAAAGACGATAGCCTTCTGGGTGCTGACATTGCGGTCGCCTACTGCTATAAAGATTTTACGGATATCCCCAGCTACGGCGCCTGCGCCGGCGTCCCTGGCTTCTTTGGATAAACCTTGGCCACCGCCCTTGGGCATCCCTGGCGTAAAGGTCGCCATGTCGGCACAGATAAGCATGGCCTGTTTTGCCACCATGCTTTGAGCATCCATGCCAATCTCAGTAGCCACCCTAGTCAGCATGGCATTAAACTCGGAGAGGGACTTCCGAGGGATGTTCACCGTGACCACGGCGGGTTACTGGTTGTCGTCGATGACGACGAGCGTGATCCATGCCGACGCAGGCTTGTAGGTCTGGGTCGTGATGCGGACGGTCCGACCGCCAGCCACGATTTTCTTGCCTTGGCCTAGGGCGGCGATGACGACCCCTCCACCCACGGTGGCCGCGGATGCCCCATTAGACCCGTCTGGGAGGCTCCAGGCGGCCGTTACAGCGGGGAGCCTAACACTATACTGGGTCCGCTCGATATACCCCCCTGCTTCGAGGACGGTCATGACGGCAGGGTCGGAGATGAGACACTGGAAGGTGATGCCCGTAGCCGACCCGGCCACGCCGAAGTCCGCGATCATCTCTTTGGCGTCGTTCAACAGTTCGGTTCCGTAGAGGCTCATCCTATCAATGCCGACTTTGGCAACGGGGCACAAAAAAGGGGCCCATTTCTGAGCCCCTTCCGTTTGCCGTTAGGCAGCCGATTAGGCGGTCTTGAGGCGGACGAGGGAGGTGGCGCGACCGACAGCGGCACCGAACATCAGGGTAGCCGTGACGTTCATGAAACCACTCTGTTCCATGAAAATGAGCACCTGCACACCGAGACCCGTTCCGGCGTCCGTGGCGTTCGAGATTTCAGCACCGGGGATGCCTTCAGAGTCAGGCAGGGCCGAGGCGAACGCGATGGCGTCAGGACCAGCAACCCAGCCGGCGAGGCTTTCGCTGTTGGCAGCGAGGTTCGCGAACTGGTAGATGCGGGCACCGGCGATGATACCGAGGTCGCCATCACGGATGATGTTAGCGCCGAGGACGTTGTTGCCAACGATCGTGGTGTCCTTGCGGAGGTCGGAGATGTAGGTGCTGTTGAGCACGGCGTAGCGAGGGCTCGGGGCCTTGGCGTCGTCGAGGGTCTTCTGCACGCCCACGAGTTCGTCGTAGGAGAGGGCAGCGCCAGTAGTATCAGAGGCAGCGTAGTTAGCGTTCGTGACCTGAGCGTTGATGACGTCCATGACCTTCTGGGCGAGACCGATCGAAGCGGTCTGGGTGAAGTTCTGGACGAAGAAGTCAGCGCCGTAGTCCTTCAGGTTCGAAGGGGTGAAGCGGCTGGAAATCTTATACTGGGTCAGGGAGACGGTCGCGGCGGTGATCGTCGCGTCGTCCTGGGTGAGGTAGCCACCAGAGCCGAAAGCAGAAGCGGTCGAGGTGCCGATGAGGGGAACCTGGATAGCCATGCCGGTGGAGCCGGGACGAGCCGAGAAGACGGACGAGATGCCAGAAAGTACTGGGAGCTTGTTCTGAAGTGCACTGAGCACCGCAGCAGCGAGGACCGACGGGGCGCTAGTAATTGCGTTTGCCATTTTATTATATAGTTTGGATTAGGGAGGATTGAGGGAAATTAGAAAGAGGCCTTGATGATCGCGGAGCGATGGGCCTCAAAGTAGGCGTTGCGTTCCTTGGACCCGACAGGCAGGGCCATGAAAGCGACGTAGTGGTTGACGGCCTCGGCAGGAGCGCCATCGCCCTGGGGAAGGGCAACCGGGGTGACGCCGACAGACGCGGCAATCTTGGCGGCCTCTTTGGAGGCGCTGACCTTGGTGGCTTCAGCTTCGAGAGCGGCGACCTTGAGGGCGGCGGCTTCGGCTTCGATGGTCTTGACGACTTCGGTGAGGCTGGCAATGGAGGCATCCTTGACGGAGGCTTCGACCTTCAGGCTTTCGAGTTCCGCGGCGGCGCCGACGGTGAGTTTCTCGACAGTGGCACGGAGGTCATCGCGTTCGGCGGTGAGGCCCGAGAGGGCAGCCGAGGCTTCGAGCAGTTGTTCTTCGATGGTCATCTTGAGTTTGCGGAGGTTGGAAACTTAGAAGGACCGCAGGGCTTCGGAGAAGGAGTCAGCCAGCCCGGTCAC